GTACCCCTTCTGCTACCAAACCACGGGGCGCCTGAGCTATGACGTGGTAATTGACAATAAGGGGCAGTCGCACGTCAGCATGAACTTCTCGCCCGCGTCCGCGGTGAAACGCCGTCACCCCTTCTGGCCGGTGCTGGGCTGGTATCTGATCGGCTGGTGGCTGGGACGACTGTACCGCAACCACGGCGAGGATGACGAGGATCAGTCGTGAAGCCCCCCCGCCCCACCTCGATCCGTGACGCGCTCAAGCGCCCCGCGGTGGACCTGACCGACATTGCCATCATCACGGACCTGTCCTACGGCACCATCATCAACGACGTCCGCTGTGGGGAACTGAAAGCCCTGTGTCGCAGTTTCAAGGGGCGGAAGTCCTACCGCGTGACCCGCGGCCAGCTCGCGGCCTACCTCACCAAGCTCGGCTATCCTGTTGCACAGACTGCACCGAACGCAACGGATACATAGCCGACACAACTCGCCCGCCGCGCCCGCCAATCCGGCCCGATCCGTGCCATGCTCAGAATAGGGGGAGTTCTCTGTGCCGTGGCCGGATGACATCGTGTCGCTGGATGACTTGGGGGACGTGTCGGACCACGGCCGCGCCGCCGCCGACCTGGACACCCGGATCGCGCTGCAACAAGCCCTGGGCAAGATCCCCCGCGCCGAGCGGCGGGCCTTCCTCCTGAGCGAGTCTGGTCATTCCGACGAAGAGATTGCCTCGGTGCTCGGCGTGAGTCGCCGCTGGGCCGTCGATCTGCGTCATCGGGCCAAGGATAGTCTGCGGGCCTTGCTGACGTAACCCTTGCCGCGCTCCTGATGCGCCTTTCCTGCGCCCCGCCTGTCCTACCTGATGGCTTCGGGGAGTCCCCCTCCCTCCCTGGCGTCCGTGCCGGCCTTCGGGGCGCCGCCATCGGCAGGCGGGCTGTCGCTGCGCGTCAGGGGCGCGGCCCTATGTATGCGCCGCAAGGCTGAGGCTGACCCCATCTCGTTTGTCGCCGCGCTGGCCCCCGCGCCGGGTAAGTGCTTGACGTTTGACAACGAGGGCGAGGCCCGGCTGATGTTGATCGTGTCGCAAACCGAAGCCGCCGCGCTAGCGCAGCGGTTGCCCGAACTGATGGATACCAGCTTCCGCGTCACAGTAGTGCCGGAATAGTGTGGAAATAGTGTGGCCCGCGCCAACCTCCGGCCGTTTGCCAAGGGACATCCCAAGCTGCCCACCTCTGGACGCAAGAAAGGCTCTCGCAACCGCAAGACCAAGGCCCTGCGGGAGTTCTTCGCGGAGGTGCGCTCCAGTCTCGAGTGGCAGGACTCAGCCAAGACGCGCATGGGCCGCGGGAAAGCCCCGCACCTGGAAACCCTGATGGTGCGAGATGAGTTGGGCGACCCGACGCAGAAAGTCTCCGCCGAAGTGACCGTCAAAGTCGTGTACGACGACATCGTGACCGGGACCCCCGTTGCGTGAGTATACCGTCCACCTCCCCCGCCCGCACACCTACCAGGCCGCGTTTATCGACAGCCTGGCCAAGCGGAAGATCATTCGTGCGGGCCGACGGGGAGGCAAGACGGTGGGGTCCTCAGTACTGGCCGTCCGTGCGTTCCTGGCTGGCCGGCGCGTGCTCTATGCCGCCCCCACGCAGGAGCAGGTGAGCACCTTCTGGTCCCGTGTCGTGACGGCGCTGTGGGAACCCATCGAGGCGACGGTCTACCGCAAAAACGAAACCTTGCATCTGATTGAACTGCCGCAGACGGCGCAGCGTATCCGGGCCAAGACGGCGTGGAACGCGGATACCTTGCGCGGCGACTATGCCGACTTGCTGATCCTTGACGAGTACCAGCTCATGGACGAGGACGCCTGGGAGCTCGTCGGGGCCCCGATGCTGCTGGACAACAACGGGGACGCGGTGTTCATCTACACGCCCCCGTCGTTGCGCAGCCGGAGCGTGAGCAAGGCGCGCGATCCGCAGCATGCCCGCAAGTTGTTCGAGAAGTACGCGACGGACACCACGGGCCGCTGGGCCACCTTTCACTTCACCAGCCACGACAACCCCTACCTGAACCGGGATGCGCTGAGCGAGATCACGCAGGACATGACCCAGGCGGCGTACCGCATGGAGATCATGGCTGAGGATCTGGACGAAGCGCCGGGTGCCCTGTGGACCCATGCGCTGATCGACCGCACGCGCGTGCCGGAGCCGCCGGACCTGACCCGCATTGTGGTCGGGATTGACCCGGCGGCCACCTCCGGCCCGGATGCGGACGAAACCGGCATCATCGTGGCGGGCCTGGGCAGCGATGGCCACGGCTACATCCTGGATGACTTGAGCGGGCGGTACACGCCGGCCGAGTGGGGCGCGAAAGCCGTGCGGGCCTATGACACCTGGAAAGCCGACCGCATCGTGCCCGAGGTAAACAACGGCGGCGAGATGGTGACGCACACGGTGCAGACGGCGGCGCGGGACTTGGGCATCCCGGTGCGGGTGGTGCCCGTGCGGGCCAGCCGGGGGAAAGTCGTGCGGGCTGAGCCTATTGTGGCGCTGTTCGAGCAGAACAAGATCCACCTGACCACCTCGCTGCCGGCGCTTGAGGATCAGCTCTGCCTTGCGCCCGAAACGCGCATTCAATCTCAGCGCGGTCCCGTTCGGATCTGTGAGATTCGAGCCGGTGATTTCGTTGCGACACGAGATGGGTGGCAACGGGTTGCGTGGGCCGGTCGAACCGGATCGGCCTTGCTGATGGCACTGCGCTTGCATTGTGGAGCAGTGTTAGAAGCCACGCCTGGCCATCCAATTGCCACGCCGCGCGGATTTATTCCCGCGGGTGAGTTGGCGCTGGGCGATGAGGTGCTCGCGTGCCGATGCCCATTGTGCGTGAATACCGCGAGTTTGCCGGGATCAAGTATTTCCTTGAGCCGTGCGGATATTTCCGCGCAAGTCGTTTCGGCCCCGGACGTGGAGAACTCTTGCATCGATCCGTCTGGCGCGCTGCGCACGGTGAGGTTCCGGAAGGACACGCCATCCACCACATCGACGGGGACCGACGCAACAATAGCCTTGAAAACCTGGCCTGTCTCACCCACAAAGCGCACGTTGCCCAGCACGCCCCGCGTGGGTTCAGGCTATGGTCACGCGCTCGTTACCAACAGGCTGCCAGACGTTCTTGGGACAAGCGGGTGCCGCGCCGCGTTCTGTGTAAACGATGCGGAGCGGAATTCTTCTCAACGGGTCAGCGCACAGCATTCTGCTCACGTCGATGTTGGCGCCAGTCCTATTCTGAGCATCTCGCCGTCGCGTAAATCCCCGGTCTGGAATCTGACCGTTGATGGCACGCCAGAGTTTCTGGCGAATGGTGTGCTCACGCACAACTGCCTCTGGGTGCCGGGGGAGGCCAGCCCGGATCGCCTGGATGCGCTGGTCTGGGCCTGTACCGATCTCCTGCTCGGCCGGAAGCGGCCGGAATGGGTCATCGTATGAGCACCTTCCGTGAGCGGCTGAAGGCGGCGGGGCGGGCGGTCGTGGGCATCTTCGCCCCCGACTCGGCCAAGCAGGCGTATGGCCTCCTGACGGGCGTCTACGGCTACGGCGGGGCCACCCCGGCGCGCACGGCCGAGGCGTTGCTGGCGGCCTACTCCACGATGCCCTGGCTGCGCGCGGTGGCCGGCAAGATTAGCGGCGCGGTGGCGCAAGTCCCCTGGCAAGTCGGCTACCGGCAGCAGCTCGTGGAAGACGGCGAGGAGAAGCGCTGGGTGGCCGTGCCCGATCATCGGCTGCGCGCGGGGGACGCGCAAGCACGGGCGCTCCGGCGCAAGGGCTTGGGCGATGAGTTTGTCGCGCTCGAGTCGCACCCGCTGCTGACGCTGCTCGACACGGGCAACCCGTTTCTCGCCGGCATGCAGGTGCGTCAGGTTACGCAGATCCATCTCGACATTCTGGGCGAGGCCTTCTGGCTGCTGGACGTGGACGGCCGCGGCGCCCCGACGGCGATCTGGCCGCTGCCCCCCACCTGGATCAAGGAAACCCCCGATCTCAAGCGCCGCAGTTACCGTGTCGGCTACAAGGGCTGGCAGGGCAACGTCCCCGAGCAACTGATCGTCTGGTTCCGCCACCCGGACCCGGCCAACCCCTACGGCCGCGGCACGGGCATCGTGCAAGCGCTGGGCGATGAGTTCGAGATTGATGAGTACGCGGCGAAGACCATGAAGACCTGGTTTTACAACCGCGCCCGGCCCGATCTCATCATCAGCCCGAAGTTGCGCGAGACCGACGATCCGCCCGCGGCGGCTGAGATCCGGCGGCTGCAGGAACGCTGGCTGCAGGATCATGAGGGGTTCGCGCGGGCCAGCCGGCCGTACTTCTCGAATCTGCCGCTGACCGTGGATGTCGTGTCGCAGACCTTCGGGGAGATGCAGCTCAAGGATTTGAGGGAGCACGAGCGCAACACGATCCTGGAGGTGTTCGGCGGGCTGCCCCCGGAGTGGTTTGGCATCCTCGAGAACAGCAATCGCTCCACGATAGACGCGGCGGACTACATGGGCCAGCGGCACGTCATCCAGCCGCGGCTCGAACTGTTGCGCTCGGTGTTGCAGGCGCAGGTGGCCCCGCGGTATGACGCCCGGCTCGTGGTGGAGTATGAGTCCCCGGTCACCGAGGATCGCGCGTATCAGCTCGAAGTGATGAAGGCGCAGCCGGCGGTGATCACGGTGGATGAGTGGCGTGAGCGGTCGGGGCTGCCGCCGCTGGAGGATGGCCACGGCGCGGCGCATGTGGTGCCGATTGGCGTCGAGGTGCGGCCGACGCTGGACTTTGCGGGCGAGGCGCTGATTGGGGACGGCAGTGAGGTGCCCAGCCCGAACGCGGTGGGCGTGCGAGTGGAGTAGCGCATGGACAGCGTTGTCATCACGATTGTGCTGGTCTATGCGCTGGTGCTGGGGCTGGTGGTCGTGCTGACGCGCGAGGGCGGGAAAGGATCGCGGTAATGGATCTGCTGGTGGTGCTGGCGTTGCTCATCGGGTTGCTCAGCATCGGCGTCGGCTACGCGCTGGGGCGGCAGGATCGCTAACTGGCGATGCCTGCCCGTCGCTGGCTGACCAATCCGGCCCTGGAGCGCTTGGCCGCGCGCATGGAGGCCCCGCTCCGGCGGGCGTTCGAGCGGGCCGTGGCGATCTTACAGCGCAGTATCCCCCTGGAGGCCATCGAGTATGCGCTGGCGCGGCGCGAGGTCACCCCGGAATTGCTGGCGCGATTGGCTGACTTGCCGAACCAGCTGGCCCCCGTAGGCCGCGTGATGGCCCAGGCCTATGAACGGGCGGCGCATGTGACGGTGGGCGTGCTCAATGACGCGTTGGGCGGCGGGATGAGTTTCACGCTGACGGACCCGCGCACGACGGGCTGGGCCGCCGCGCATGCCGGACAACTCATCCGCGACGTGCAGCAGGAGACCGTGCAGGCCGTGCGCGCCGCCCTGGCCGACTCGTTTGTGAGCGGCGTGCATCCGAAGGATTTGTCCAAGACGATCCGCGCGGTCGTGGGTCTGACGGAGCGGCAGGAACACGCGGTGATGCGTTATGCCGAGTCCCTGTTTGCCGATGGCGAGCCCGTCCCGACCGTCATGAGCCAGGCGCAGAAGTACGCCAGCAAACTGCAAAAGCAGCGGGCCCTGCTGATTGCCCGTACGGAAAGCAGCATGGCCACCGCCGCGGGGCAGCAAGCAGCGTGGCAGCATGCGGCCGATCAGGGCTGGATGAGTGCCGAGCGCAGCTTGCGCCGCTGGGATGCTTCCCGCCTGCCGAACATGTGCGCCATCTGCCGCGACCAGCTGAATGGCCAAGTGGTGATCGGCTTGAACACCCCGTTTGATTACGTGGATCGGCGGGGCCGTCGTCAGTACGTGCTCACGAATCCCGCGCATCCGGCCTGTCAGTGCCGGGTCAACTTGCTCGTCCGTTCGTAACGTCCTCGTGCGCCTGCGGGCGCGCGTCTATCCCGACTCTCGGGAGTGGTACCTGATGCAGACCTTGACCTTGGCGGCCTGGGCTGACGCGCTCCAGACGGGCGCGGCCCCGGACGCCGTGATCCGCAAGACGCTCTCGACGGACAGCATTACGCCTGTCCCGAACACCGACGCGACCGACTCGCGCCGGCTGCGCTTTGTCGTGTCCTCCTCCGCCGTGGATCGGGACCGAGACATCATCAATCAGGCCGGCTGGCGCCTGGAGGCGTACCGCAAGAACCCCGTCGTGCTCTACGGGCATGACTACGCTGAGCTGCCCATCGCCCGCGCGGTGGATGTGCATGTGGAGGGCGACCGGCTGGTCGCGGACGCCGAGTTCGTCCCCGCCGAGGTGTCCCCGTTTGCCGAGACGGTCTACCAGCTGATTAAGCGCGGGTTTCTGAACGCCACGTCGGTCGGCTTCCGGCCGATCACCTATACCCGCAACGAGGAGCGGGGCGGGTATGACGTGCAGGAAGCCGAGCTGTACGAGTTCAGCGTCGTGGCCGTGCCGTCGAACCCTGACGCGCTGGTCATGGCCCGCAGTGCCGGCGTAGACACGCAGCCGCTGACGGCCTGGGCCACGAAAGTTCTGGCCGACACGAAGGGGGCCGGGGCGTGGGTGCCGCAGGCGCTGGCCGACAAGACGCTGGCCGTCCTGGACGCCGTAAACGCCATTGCGGGCGAGGCTGCGGCCTTGCCCCGCCCTGAGGCGCCAACCGCCCCGGAGGCGGTTTGCAACGGCGTTGCAAACGGCACGGTGGAGCCCACCGACGTGTTGGTGACCCTGGATGGCCGGGCGGTGGCCGACGCCGCGCTCGCGCCGTCTGACGCGGTCCTCAAGCGTGGCCGGGTGCTCTCGGCCAAGAACGAATCTACGTTACGCCAAGCGGTCGATCTCCTGACCGCGGTGCTCGCTCAACTCGACGCCGCCCCGCCGGCGGGTGACGATACGCCCCCGCCTGAGGCTGACGCCGAGGCTGTGCTCACGGCCACCGTGCAGCCGCCCGTCGCGGAGTCTGCGTCCGAGCCCGCAGCCCCGCCGACGGGAGTGGCCGACGCCGTGCCCACTGGTGTGTCGGATCTCACCCCGCCGACCTGGACCCCGGCGGACGTGGCGCGCCTCGAACAGCAGGCCCGCCAGCGCGTCCGCGTCGCCGTCCAGCAGGCGGTGATGGCCCTCACGGGCCGCTTACCTGACTAGGAGTTCGGTTTCATGGCTGACAATCTCACCACGGATCAGGTGCTGGATCACCTCATGGCGACGGTCAACAAGACCGTGGCTGAGACGGTGGACGCGTCGATCCGCAAGCACGCAGAAACGCAGGCGTCTGTGATCCCGTCGTGGTTCCAGGCGCTGCAGGCGCAGGATGCCGCGACCAAGGCGGGCGCGGACGTCAATCACTTCGGGCGCTTCCTCCGCACCGTGGCGGCGGCCAAGGGTGACCCGGAGCACGCGCAGAAGTTCGCCAAGCAGTGGTACGAGACGCCCATCGCGGACGCGGTGTGCAAGACGCTGACGGCGTCGAGCTTCACGGCGGGCGGCGCGGCGGTCCCCACGGCGGACGCCTCGGAGATCATCGAGTTCTTGCGCCCCGCGGCCGTTGTGCGCCGGCTGGGGCCGACGTTCCTGCCGATGCCCAACGGCAATCTCGTCATCCCCAAGCTGACGGGTGGGGCGACCTCGACCTACTACGGCGAGGCGGCCAACGCCGTCGCGTCGCAGGGGACCACGGGCAACCTCAACCTGAGCGCGAAGAAGCTGGTCACGATTGTCCCGATCAGCAACGACCTGCTCAAGTACGCCAACCCGCAGTTTGACGTGATGGTGCGGCAGGATGCCATTGCCGCGATGGCGGCGAAGGAAGACAGCTGCTTCATCCGGTCGGATGGCACCTCGGCGCAGCCCAAGGGCCTGCGCTACTGCGTGGCCGCCGGCAACGTCGAGGTCGTCAACGCGGTGGTCAACCTGGCCAACGTGACGACCGACCTGGGCATCCTCGTGGGTGACCTGCTCAACAACGATGTGCGGATGCTGCGGCCGGCGTGGATCATGTCGCCGCGCACGTACATCTATCTCACGACCGTGCGGGACGCCAACGGCAATTTTGCCTTCCGCAACGAGATGCTGACCGGGGGCATGTTCAACGGCACGCTCTGGGGCTATCCCTACGGGGTGACCACCCAGATCCCGATCACGCTGAACATCACGGATGGCACGTCTGACGAGACGGAGCTGTACTTCGCGGACATGGCCGATCTGATCGTCGCGGACGCCTACGACATGACCGTGTCGGCGGTGGACGGCGCGGCGTACTACAGCTCGGCCGGGACGCTCACGGGCGGCTTCTCGCGCGACGAGACCGTGTTGAAGATCGTCAGCGCGCACGACTTTGGCGTGCGGCACGACCTCTCCGTGGCAGTGTTCTCGGATGTGGATTGGGGTGCCTAACTGGTAGGCGCCTGACTGACTGACCCTGGCGCGGGGCGCGCTCCGGTGGGTGCGTCCCGTGCCGTGAAGGATTCCCTATGAACCTCGGATTCAAGCGGAGTGGAGCGGACTTCCTGACGTTCGTGCCGTTCCATTCATCGATCTCGACGCTGACCGCCACCGAGTATGACACGGGCGCGGGCAGTTCGTTCTACGGCAACACCATCGACCTGCAGACCTACAGCGGGTACGAGACGGCCATCCTCGCCTACGCCATCCGCGACTACACGATCTCCTCGAACGTGTCCAGTTCGCAGGAACTGGTGGTCACGGCTCACTGGGTGACGGACACCTCGAGCGCCTTTGGCGGCTCGACCACGCTGGGCTCGACCTTCACGATGAGCATCAAGCCGACCTCGGCGCAGTCGTCCGAGGAAGGCGTGTTTGTCTGCCCGGTCAACCTGAACGATGCCGGCTGCTACCGCTACGTCCGCGCGCTGCTCACGATTGAGCGCGCCAGCGGCGACGGCGACGGGCCGGATTCCCCCCGCGGGATGTACATCCTGATGGGACGGGATCAGAACCCGACGAGCTCGCATCACAACGTGCAGTACGGCGGCGCGCCGTCCACGGCGTAACCGTCTGGTGGAGTGGGTGGGCCTGGCCGCGGGGCTGGGCCTGCCCCGTTTGCACAAGGAGTCGCACTGTATGCCACAGGTGGAGGGGTATGCCCCGCTGATTCCGGCGGATGGCCGGCGGCGGTCGAAAGTCTCGATTGTCGGGTTTGCGGGCAGTTCGCGGGACGCCTACCCGAAGGGTGATCCCGACATGGAACTGTGGGGGATGAACCGGCTGCACGAAGTGATTGACATCAAGGGCTTCGCGCGCTGGTTCCAAATCCACCCGCCGAAACAGTGGAACACCGAGAAGCGGGCCAAGGAAGTTGCGCGCTACCGCAATTTCCCCATGCCGATCTACATGCACGACCACTACGACGACATCCCGTCGAGCATCCCGTATCCGCGGGAGGTGGTCGAGCGGCTGTTTCACCAGTTCCTGCCCATCTTACCGGATGGAGCGGATCGGCTGCCGGAGGGGCGGCTGTATCAGACCAACACGGTCAGCTGGATGATCGCGCTGGCGCTGCTTGAGGATTTTCAGGAGATCCACATCTACGGCGTGGACATGGTGACCGATGAGGAATACGGCTACCAGCGCCCGTGCTGTGAGTTCTGGCTGGGTCTGGCCGCGGGCCTCGGGGTCAAGACGTTTTTGCCGGCTGCCTCCGCGCTCTGCACGCAGCAGTGGTACTACGGCTATGAGATGCGCCCGCAAGGGGACGGGCTGATCAACCTGGCCTTGCTCGAGGCGCGGCGCAAGGGCGAGCAGTATCAGAAGGAACAGGCGCTGGCGGCGTCGAACTTCCACGCGGGCGCGGTCGCGCAACTCGACTCGCTCAAGTCGCTGATCAAGCACGCCGAGCGTGGGGGGCAGACCGGCGTGATTTCGTCGTTCAAGTTGGCCGAGGTCGCGCAGCAGCGATCCGCGCCGCAGCAGATGATCTTCACCGGGCCGCCTCCGCCCCCGGCTGGAGCGCCCAAAGGATAACGCATGGCACCTCGGCACCAAAACAGCAACTGGTGGGAGAAGATGACGCCGGGCATTGGCCCGCTGATGGACGGGTCCACCCTGCAGAGTTCCGACTTTGCGGCCGACGCCATCGGCGCGACCAACCTGGACACGACCACCAAATCGTACATCCCTGGCGTGGCCACGATTGACCTGTCCAGCAAGTCGAGCAACGACGAGTACAACGCCCGGATCGTGCTGTACGACATCGGCGGCAATGCCTGGACGCGGCGCGAGCATGTCCGGGTGTTTCTGGGCACCACGGCCCAGGACGGCACGGTCGCCTCAACGGCCTGGAGCGCGTTTGGGATCAAGTCCAGCGCCTCCACGGATGTGTTTTCGACCATCTCCACCATCAACACGGGCGTGGAGATGAGCACGCAGCAGGCCACGCTTGACAAGGACTTCCTGACGGCCAGCGACGGGCTGCTGTCGGTGGCCTTTGGCAAAGGCGGCGCGCACACGGCTTCCACACTGTATCTGATGGTGGACTGGCGCGGCGGGCTGATTGTGTCCTCGGGCACGGTCGGCACGACGGTGGCCGCCACGTAGGATCGGAAAGGGTTTCGACACATGGCTATCTCGAACGGGAACTGGTGGGATCGCGGCACGCCCCTGACCGACTACAGCTCGATCCAGTCGAGCGATATCGGCGGGGAGCAGATTGGCGCGACCGCGCTGGATTCCACGACCAAGAGTTACATTCCGGGCGTGGCAGTGATCGGCTGCTCGACGCACAGTTCGAACGATGAATACGACGTCACCGTCCAGCTCTACGATGTGGGCGGGAACGCCTGGGCGCGCCGGCAGCACGTCCGCGTCTACCTGAGCGGGAGCACGGGCGATGCCGGCGGCGCGGTGGCCTCCAGCGCGGCGGCCCGCATCAACGTCAAGTCGAGCGCGAGCACGGACGTGTTCTCCTCGATTTCGACCATCAATACCGGCGTCGCCGCGTCCACGCATACCGCCGCCCTGGATCTGGACTTCCTGACGGCGTCGGACGGCACGCTGACGATCAATATCGACTACTCCAGCGACGATGCGACCACACACTGTGTCGTGCTGGACTGGATCGGCGGCGTCGTGCGGTCCAGCGGCACCATCGGCACCACGCTGGCGTCCACCTCGTAACAAGGAGTGATTGTGCAGCAGCCTCGGATGATCGTGCAGTTCAACCGCCGGTATGCCGCGTTCAACGCGGGCGAGCAGGCGGGCTTCCCCAAACAGACCGCGGACGTGCTGGCGCGGCAGGGCATCGTGTCCATTCTTGGCCCCGCCAAGGTGCGGCTGCCGGACGGCACCGTAGCCGCCGGGCCGACCGCGCCTGCCACTCCCCGGAAGTAACCCCATGATTGCTCGACCGCCGGCCCATACGGCGGTGCGGGCCAGTCCCGTCCGGAAGCGGCCGAAGCGACGGCCTCGGAGGCGTCCGTGAGCCGGATCACTGTCTCCACGTATCCGCCTGCGACCGCGCTGACCACACTGCGGCGCGTCAAGGTGGAACTCGGGCTGGACCTCGCCGGCAGTACCCACGATGAACTGCTGGACGATCTCATCGGGGAGGCGTCCGCGGCGATTGAAGCGTACTGCGGGCGGGACTTCGCACGGGCGACTGTCACCGAAGTGCTGCCCGGCACCGGCCGCACCCTGCTGCAACTCACCCGCACGCCCGTGGTGTCCGTGAGTGGCGTCGTCTATTCCTCCGCCAGCACGATTGCGTCGTCCGAATACTACGTCGAGGATCAGGAGCAGGGCACGCTCTACCGCGACAGCGGCTGGTACTGGACTGTGGGCGAGACGGCGGAGGACTTGGTGCCGCGGTATGTCCCGTCGCAGCCGATGAACGACTACAGCGTGACGTATGTCGGCGGCTACCTGGTGCCCGCGCAGAACCTCTCCGCCGCCACGCTGGAGATCAGCACGTCCACGGCGTGCGTGAAGGACAGCGGGTCCGGGTTCCCCACGGTGGTCGCGGGGGACCGCATCACGACGGCCGGCTGGACCACGGCCGCCAACAACCGCACGCTGACGGTGGTCTCGGGCACGGCAGCCAAGATTGTCGTGGACTCGACGGCGCTGACGGCTGAGGCATCCACGGATCGCCCTCGCACGGTCGTGCTGAGCAATCTGCCGCGCGATCTCGAGCGGGCCTGTGTGGAAACGGTCAAGGCGTGGTATCTCGGGCGGCAACACGATCCGGCGGTGACCACCAAGACGGTCGGGCCGCTCTCGCTCTCGTATAGCGTCACCGCGCTTCAGCGGGATCTGCCCGCGGCCGTGTCGCGCATCATCGCGCCCTACCGGCGCTATGCGTAACTGAAGGAGAGCCCGCATGGGACTCTGGTATGTTGTGACGGCGGGCACCACGGGGCGCCCGATTTGGCTGCACTCCACCACGTACAAGGTCTGCCCGCACATTGACCTGGTGAACGCGGGCGCGACGGATATCTACATCAAGGCGTCCACGCTCTCCAGCGGGTCAAGCGAGTCGAGCGGGTTTGTCATCCACTCATCGAACACGCTCAACACGCGGCTGGACCCGTGGGACGATCTGCACGTCTACACCACGAACGCGACGTGTCTGGTCGGCGTCCACGTGTACGGCGAGTACGCCTCCACTGAACCGAATCATACGGCGTCCTAGGGGGCGGGCATGGATGCTGCGCTTCTGGCGCTGATGCCGCAGACGTGCCAGGTCGAAGCCTGGGCCTCGCAGGATGCCTACGGTCAGCCGACCTACGGATCAGCCAGCACGCACCAGTGCCTGATCGAAGGCAAGGTGCAGTTGGTCCGCACGGCCAGCGGTGAGGAGAAGGTGAGCACGGTGCAGGTGTACCTGGCGACGGCCGCGGGCGTGACCGCACGGGACCGGATCACGCTGAGCACCGAGTATAGCCCGACGCAGCCGCCGATCCTGTCCGTGCTGAAGCTGGCGGATGAGTCCGGCCCGTATGCCGACGTGGTGTATTGCTGATGCTCACCCTCGAAGTCAAGGGCTGGGACGAGGTGCAGCGGCGGCTGCAAGCGATGGCGCAGGCCGCGCCCGAGGGTGTGGCTGAAGGCGTGTGGAAAGTCGCCAACGACATCTTGACCGAGGCTGATCAGCTCTGCCCGGAGTCCCCGCACGGGTCGGGCACGCTGCGCCGGTCTGGGAATGTTGAAGCGCTGACCAGCGGAGACGGTCGGCTGATCGGCGCGCGCATCGGGTATGGGGCTCAAGCCGAAGACTACGCCGTCGCCGTCCACGAGCACCTGTCCGAGCACTCGCCCTACTCGTGGCGCGTGGCGGTGGCTACCGGCCACGGCGTCCGCTGGTCCCGTCCGGGCAGTGGCCCGAAGTTTCTGGAGCGGCCGTTGCTGGCCGCGATGCCCACGTTTGTCGAGCACGTCGCTTCGGTCGTTCGAGAGCGGCTGGCGCGGGCCAGCCAATGACAGTCATGTGTGTGTCACATCCCTTCGATGTTGGCGGCCTGCTTTGCCGTCAGGGGGCGATGAGAGTTTGCGCTAACGCGCGCCGGGAGATCGGGGCATGCGCTGGTATCAAATCGTGGCGATGGTGGCGGTGGGGACGGTGTTGATCTATGGGACGCGGATGGCGCACGCGATGACGCAGCCGCGCCTGTCCTGGGCCTGTTGGGTGATTCTCTTCCGCGACTGGTGGCGGACGCGAGGGCGCGATGCTGCTTGCTGAGCTCGGCGCGTATCTTGCGACGGAAGGGGTCGGCACGGTCGGCACGGATCTCTTTTACGGCACGCTCCCGGCGACCCCGGAGGCGTGCGTCGCGCTGTTCGAGTATGGCGGGATCGCCCCAGAGCATGACTTAGGCACGTCCGCCTTGCGCTATGAGATGCCCCGCGTGCAGGTGCTCACCCGCCACGGGACGTACCTGACCGGGATCAAGAAGGCGCAGGACGTGACCACCGCTTTCGCTGCGATTACCAACAGCACGCTGAGCGACGTGTATTACCTGCATGTCGAGCCGTTGCAGTCGCCGTTCCTCCTCGAGCGCGACGAGAATCAGCGCTGGATCTTCGCGTGCAACTACCAGGTGCGAAAGGCGGTGAGCTCGTCATGATGCCGAGTCTCTCCGTCATCGTCCCGACGGTGGGCCGCCCCGTGCTGTTGCGGCTGCTGGAGGATCTGGCCCCGGACCTGGACCCTAGCGACGAGGTGATCGTGGTCGGGGATGGCCCGCAGCCCCAGGCGGATTTGACTGTGCGGGCGATGGCCTGCGATCAGATGCGTTACGTAGACGGCCCGCCTACCGGCTGCTACGGCAACGCGCAGCGGCAATTCGGGATGAGCCTCGCGCGGGGGTCGCATCTGTGCTTTTTCGATGATGACGACCGCGTGCTCGTCGGCGGGCTGCGGATTCTGCGCCGGCTGGCGAGTGCCTACCCCATGACGGTCGTGCTCAACCGCATGATCGACAAGCATGGGTTGATTCTCTGGCAGGCACCGGAGGTCAAGGAAGGCAACGTCTCGACGCAGATGCTGCTCGTGCCGAACGTGCCGCCGCGCCTGGGGGCGTGGGGGGATCGGTATGAGGGCGATTACGACTTCCTGACGTCCACACTGGCCTACGGCTGGCCGATCCACTGGTCCTCCACCATTCTCGCGGATTGCCGATCATGAGCGTGACCACGTGTCGGGGCTGTCGCCGCGTCGTGTATGCCGCGCATGTGAATCCAGACGGCTACTGCTGCTTCTGTGAAGCGGTTGCGCCGCCCGCGCCGCAGACGCCCGCGCCCGACTACGAGATTCGCTGGCAGGAGTTCACGACGTTGCTGGCCCCGGACGTCAAGGGCTGGTTTCACCACGCCGATCTGATGCTGGCGATGCTCACGGCGGAGCAGCCGCTGTTGGCGGTGGAGCTGGGCAGTTACCGCGGGGCGTCCGCGATTCCGCAAGCCCGCACGCTGGCGGAGTGGGGCGGGCGACTCGTCTGTGTCGATCCGTGGCGAGACTTCCCCGGCAGCTATGAGCAGATCCAGCAGAACGTGGCCCGCTACGGTCTGACAAACGTGGATCTGTGGCGCATGCGGTCGGTGGAAGCCGCGCACCGCTGGCCGGAGGCCGAGGTCGAGCGCCCCGCATGGATTTACGTGGACGGCGATCACAGTGACGCGGGTGTGCAGGCCGATCTCGAAGCCTGGTGGCCGCTCCTGGCCGAAGGCGGACTGATCCTGGGCGACGATTACGGCAACCCGGACTATCCGGGCGTGGCGCGGGCCTGGCACCGCTTTGGCGCCGACAAGGATCTGCACACCGAGCGCGGGCGGCATACCTGGGGGCTGGTGTGGATACGCAAGGGGCCGTCGCCCGCGGCGGAGACCGTTCACACCGAGTTGGCACAGGCCGCGGCATGAGAGTCCTGCTGGTCTATCCCGTCGCGCAGATGTCCGTGTTGGACGTGGCCACGGGCTACCACGCAGCCCTGCTCCGGGCGGGCCATCAGGCGCGGGTCTATGACTTGGCGAAGCGCTGGGCCTATCACGGCCTCGCGCTCAATCCCGCCATGCCAGACGCCCAACGCTTGCGGGCCCTGAGCAAGCAAGCCTCCGAAACGATGGTCATCGAGGCGATGTACCACGACGCCGATCTGGTCCTGATTGTCAGCGGCCTGTCCGTGCATCCCCTCGCCCTGCAACTCCTGCAGCGCGCAGCCATCCCCACGGCCGTGATCCACACCGAGTCGCCCTATCAGGACAGCCATCAAGCCGAATGGTCGGCCACCTACCCCGGCATGATGTCCTGCACCCACGAGCGGATCTCGGCCGAGCAGTACGGCTGGACGTATCTGCCGCACGCCTACGAACCCACGATCCACTGGCCGCACCCGCCTGAGGAACAGCTGGCGTGTGATGTGCTGTTGCTGGGCACGGGCTGGCCGGAGCGCGTCGCCTTCCTCGAGCAGGTGGACTGGACCGGGATCGACGTGCGGCTGATTGGCCTGTGGCACCTCTCGCCCGACAGCCCCCTGCAGCGGGCCTACACGCCCGGCATCGTGCCCAATGTGGACGTGCCGCGGCTGTATGCGTCCGCGAACATCTGTCTGAACCTGCACCGGGGATCGACTGAGGCGTGCTCGCTCAATCCCCGCGCGTATGAACTCGCGGCGTGCGGCGCCTGTCAGGTGTCGGACCCGCGCCCGGACGGGACGGCGCTGTTTGGCTCGGCCGTCCCCACCTGTACCACCCCGGCTGAGTTGGGCGACACGTTACGCGCCCTGCTGGCCGATCCGCGCCAGCGGCGGGCCTGTGCCGCCGAGGCGCGCGCCCGCGTGAACGGGGAAACCTTCGACGCGCGGCTCACCACATTCATGACCGCCTGGCGATCCGGCTCGGGATCAGCCGCGGCGTTTGTTACGTAGCCACGCCCGTGCGCCGGCCTGGAGTTTGGCTCGGTGGTCGTCTGAGAGTGGGTGCATGGCGCGATGGACTGATTGGGTGGTCCGCACGAGATTCTCGATCCGATTGTCCGTCTTATCGCCGTTGATGTGGTGGATGACGTCGGCTCGCGTGAGTGTCACGCCGTGTGTCCGCTCATAGATCAAGCGATGTTCAAGCACGTATCGCTTGCCGTCCCCATCATAGTTGGGGCGGTACACCATAACGTACCCGCCAGCGTTGACGTGGCGCTCGCCATGCCAAGCCGGGTGTTCTGGTCCTCGCAGCTGGAACGCGGTGCCGTGTCCTCGCGCGAACCGATAGTAGAAACCTGCGAAGATGCCCCGCGTTGGCAGGCTTTTCTTGGCGATTGTTGTGGGGCGTCCGCAACCACACTGACAGATCCCGCTGGGTGCTTTCCAGTCCGGAGGCGGCACGCTCCGCGTCTTCGCCTTGACCTCTCTCAGCCGAGCGAATCGCGTGCTGTTACGCATCCGTATGAAGTGGCTGAGAATGAATCGCGGCGGCTTCCGCTGATGCGACGGGCGCGGCGGAATGACCTGACCACACCCACATTGGCAAATCAGCTGCGTGCTCATATGCCAATGATAACGTCTGCTTGGCTGATGGTCAAGCAGAAAGGATATTAGCGTGAGTGCCATCACTGGGAAAAACGCGGTTATCTATCTGGCGCCGTCCACGTCGGATGCAGCCGTGAACGTTTCCGAAATGACCGACTACTCGGTGGAGCTCGACCAGGCCCTGGAGGACGTCTCCGCGCTCGGCTCGACGTGGGCTGTCCATGTCCTGAGCGGCGCGCGGAAGTGGACCGCCAGCGCGCGGGGGAACTTCAACACGGCCAGCGGCGATCTCTGGACGGCCGCCATTGCCGACAAGCCCCTGCGTATGTATCTCTATCCCTCCGCAGCGTCCGTGACGCTGTACTACTACGGCACGGGCTGGGTGAAGCTGGGCGGCGTCATTGCCGGAGGCGTCACTTCTGCACCGAAGACCGCCATCACCATCACGGGTGAGGGCGAGCTCAGCAAGAACTAGGAGTCACCGATGGCCGCGATTACGGGAAAGCACGCAGAATTGCGACTGGCGGCGACGACTGGATCGAGCGCTGCCGTGAATGTCGCAGAAGACACGGACTACAGCCTGGAGCTGGATCAGGGGCTCGAGGAAGTCTCGGCCCTGGGCTCCACCTGGGCGGTGCATGTGTTGTCGGGCGCGCGCAAGTGGACGGGATCGCTGCGCGGGAACTTCAACACGGGCAGCGCGGCGCTGTGGGATGCCGCGGCGCTGACGGAAGCCGCACGGCTGTATCTCTACCCGGATTCCGCCGCGACGTCGGAGTTCTTCAGCGGGACCGCCTGGGTCAAGCTGGGGACGGTGATTGCCGGGGGCGTGACGAGCGCTCCGAAGACGGCGATCTCGCTGACGGGCGAAGGCGAACTGAGCTACACCGAAACCTAACGCACTATGACGATTGTCGGGGAGGGCGGCGAGGTCCGCGTCGGCTATCAACTCGCTGCCCGTCTCGGCCGCTGGACGTGTGAGGTGACGCCGAAGATGGCGGGCACCATCTCGGCAGCGCTGATTGAACCGGACGCGTGGTGGATCGCGCAGCCCCCGACAGAGCTGCGTCTCACCACGCGCGACGCAGACTGGGTCTGGGCCGCACCTGTGCCGCGGGGGCCGGGTGTGTGGAAGGTGCCAGGGGCACCCCGGATAGAACTGAGGACAGATGAGTCGGTATCGGTTTGTGGAGCCGGACACCGTGCGGCTGGAGCTCAGCGACGGTGATTGGATCGAGGTCAAGCAGGAGCTGAACGTCGGGGAAGCGCGGCGGATTGCGGAGCGATCCTCGCGGGCGGTGACGGTCGCCGAGACCGGCAAGCATATTGTCGATTCGGACCTGAACCAACTGGCGGTGATCGAGGCGTATCTCGTGAACTGGTCGTTTACCGACAAGCGGGGCAACCAAAGCAAGGTCACGCCGGACGCCATTCGCGCGCTGACGCAGGCGACGTTTCTGGAGATTGTGCTGGCGCTGAGCAAGCACGTCGCCAGCCTGCGGGAGCAGCAGCAGTCGGACCCTACCGCAGCCGCGCCCGCTCCGATCTCTGCCTGATGCGGTGGCTGCACGCGGCCAGCCTGGACACGATTACCAGCCTCCCGGAGGGCTACTGGCCTGTCCTGGGGGAACTGGTGCAGGAATACGCGCAGAGTCTGGACACGGATTAGGTCATGGCTGATCTGAACGTCGGCACCATCGAAGCCGTCCTGAAAGTCAAGGACGAGGCGACGGCCACCTTTCAGAAGGCCTCAACGGAGCTGAATAAGTTTGCCGGCGTCACGGGCAAGGCGACGGACGAAACCAAGAAGCTCGAAGCGGCAACGGGAGCCTTTACGGCCAAGTCCGGGGGGATGTCATCTGCCATGTCGGGGATGACCAGTGTGCTTTTGCGCTACGTGGGGCCGATGGTCCTGGGTGCGGCGGTTGCTAGAACAATCGAGTGGGGCGACAGCCTGGAGGAAACGTCGCAAGCCACGGGTGTTAGCACGACGAAACTGCAACAGCTCACATATGCCGCCACACAGAGTGGCATGACGTTCGATAATCTCGTCGCGTCGATCAACCAACTCAACAACCGCCTGGGTAGTGGGGACAAGTCCGCGATTGCCGCCGTCGAAAAGTTGGGCCTCAGCTTTAAGATTCTGCAAACCATGTCGCCCGATCAACAGATGCTGGCGATTGGTAATGCGCTGCGGGATGTGGGCAGCGCGGGGGATCGCACTGCGATTGCGATGGATCTCTTTGGGCAGGCTGGTGGCCGGCTGATTCCGACGCTGACGGGCTTGAATGAACTCATGGAACAGGCCCCCGTGCTTGCAGATGACGAGGTGCAGGCGCTCAGCAATTTGGCAAAGGCATGGGATGCCCTGAAGACGCGGAGCGCGGTCGCGTTGGGGTCCATGGTTGGCGGCATACTGCAACTGGTCAGTGTTATCAAAGAGGCAAATCTCACCAAGCTGACCATGCTGAGTGAGCAGCAGAACTGGCAACTGCTGTCAGCGCTCGGCGTGAGTCCGGCCGCTCAGGCGCAAGCGGCGGGCTTGGTCGGGCTAGCCGGAGCGGCGGTGAGTGGTGGGACGGCACCCGTGGCCCCGCTCGCGCCGACACTGGCCATGACGGAGGCGTACAAAGCTGAAGGCATCGAAGCGGATCGCGCTGACCGCGAAGTCAAGCAACTCAACGCGGAACTGAAGCGCCTGCAGACGCAGGGCGAGCGGGCGGCGCGGGCTGTGGCCCAACTCAGTTCCGGCTTTACCGGCATTATGAGCGTGCTGCCGACTGCGCTGGAGCAGTTTCAGGCGGCGATTCGACAGACGGAAATCAACTTCAACACCCCGCCGCCATTGCTGGCCGCCTCACCGATTGCGGGATTGACGGGCGCGGCTGGGATCGGGCTGGCCGGGACTGTCCCCACGCAGAATATCGCGGCGCAATTTGGCGAGGCAAATCGAGCCACACAGACCTGGACCGGCTCATTGGGTCGGCTGTCGCAAGCCTTCTCTGAGCTGGCGCAAATCTCCGACGGCGCAATGAGCGACGTGATGCGGATCGTCGGCCAGGGCATCAGCACATTTGCGCTCGTCGGCAAGAGCCTGCAGGAACTGGACAAGGCGGAGGACGCCCTGCAGGCGGCCTCTACAGCGGGCGAAGCCTTCTCGGCCACCATGACGGGCCTCGGAGCGGCCGTGTCTGCGGCGATGGGCGTGTTCGGGCTGCTGTACCAAGTCATGAGCGCCTGGAATAGCCAAGACGAGAAGACGCAGGCCAATCTCAAAAAAAGCTATGACCTGATCCGCAACTTGCGCGAGGGCGCGGGCGGCACCGAGGCCTTGCGGGAGAGCCTCGCGCTGCTGGGGACGGACTGGGATCGCTGGAATCAGCTCCTGCTCGAGAACGCGGGGAATCTCGCCTATACCACGCGCAACACGCAGGCGCTGCAGGCGGCGCTGGATGCGCTGGCCGACGCGCAAGCGCATGCCCAGAAAGCCGCCGACCTGGTCGCGACGCTGGTGGAGGATTGGCTGACGGCGGTTAGCGCCGGGGCCGGCGACGTGCAAGCGCGGTTCGGCAGCCTGAGTGCGTACCTGTTGGCCACCTTCGGGGCGCTCTACCAGACGTCGGGGGATTTTCTGGCGTCGCTGGAGGCCATCGGGCCGGCGCTCGACAAGTTGGCGGACAGCAGCGTCGATCTGGAGGGCGCGGGCGGCGCGGCCTTGCGGGAGTTGCTGAAGTTCCGGCAGGTGCAGCAGCAGTTTGCGAGCCTGCTTGGGCCGATGCAGACCGCGAATCAACTGATGCAGACCCTGGGCCTGGTGATCGCGCCGACCCAGGAACTGTTTGACGCCTTCGCGTCGGATGCGCGGCGCACGTATGACGCGCTGATCGCGGGCGGGGCCACGGCGCAAGAGGCGATGGTGCTGATGCAGCCGTCGCTGCAGACGCTGTGGGAACTCTGGAAGAGCGGCAAGATCGCCATTGACGACGAGACGGCGGCGCTGTTGCGGCAGGCCGAAATCGAGGGCCTGATCGGCACGGATCGGCTGAGTTACAACGCGCAGATGCTGGAGATCTTCAAGGAGATCAAAGTCGCGATTGACGCGATGACGCTGGCCATTCAGGGCTGGGGCGACGAGACGATTCGCCAGTTTGGGCGCGTGCGTGGGGAGGCGCCGGTGATCGGCATTGCGGTGCCGCGGGTGGCGGAGGTGCCCGAACTGGCCAGCGGCGGCCTTGTCAGCCGCCCGACGCTGGCGATGGTGGGCGAGTCCGGGCCGGAGGCGGTGATCCCGCTGGATCGGCTCATGGCCGGGGCGACGGGGGCGGGCGTCACCCAGCACATCACGATTCAACTGGACGGGCGCGTGCTTGCCCAAACCGTCGCGCGGGAACTCCCCACCCAACTGCGGATCTATGGAGTTAAGTAGTGGCGGATATCAGCGTCCTGATCGGCGGCGTGGATCGCACCGCCTACATTGAGCGGCTGGAGTTTGCCGTCGATCAGACCCTCGGGCAGCGGGCGACGGCAACGGTGAGCTTTGTGGATCGCGCGAATGCGCTGCGCCCCGTTGTCGATGACACCATTTCGATCATTGGCGCGAACGGCACGACCATCGTCTTCGGCGGGCTGATTGCCAAGACGGCCGAAACGCCGCTCGGCCGCGACACGGGCTTGCGGCGTCGGCTGGAGTGCGTCTCGGCGGAATCCTACGCCGACCGCCGGCTGGTGACGGAGGACTTCGCGGCCGGCCTCAACCTCAAACAAGTCCTGAGCGTGCTTGTCGCGTCGTATCTGGACGATTACGGCGTCATCCTCAACGGCGGGCAACAGTTTGGGCCGGATCTCGGGGCGCTCTCCTATGACCATCGGCTGCTGACGGATGTCCTGAACGAACTGAGCACCATTACGGGCTGGATCTGGACGATTAAGGTGCGCGCAGGCGTTGTCCCGGAGTTGCTGTTCGAGGAGCCGGGGAGCAACGCCGCGCCCGAGACGATCACGGACGCGGACACGAACTGTGTCACGTTTGCCTATGACGTGGCGCGCGATCTGTACCGCAATCGCCAAATCCTGAAGATCGGGGGGTTCGCGCAGATTGCGAAGACGGACGTCTCAACGGCCGATGGCGCGCAGCGGGTCTACCCGCTGGACTATCCGATTGCCGCCGCCCCCGGCACGATCACCGTGACTTCGACGGACGCGGCTGTCAAGCCCCTCGGGGCGTACGGCGTGGACGTGATGGAGTGGACCTACGCCAGTTCCGACAACAGCCTGTACCAGTCCACCGACTACGCCGTGCTGTCGTCGGGCACGCTGGTCAGTGCCGAGTACACGGCGCGCTTCCCGCTCACGATCCAGTCCGACAACACGAGCGAACAATCCACGGCCGGGATCTACGAGAACCTGACCGAGTGCCCGGATGTGTTTGACAAGGATGTGGGCCAGGCGATTGCGGACGGGCTGATCCGGCGCTACGCCCGAAAATATATCGTGGTGCGCTTCACCACGGATACGCCGGGCTGGGAAGTGGGGCAGACGGTCACGGTCAACCTGACGAACCGGGCAGTGAATACCACCTGTCTCGTCACCTCCCTGCGGACCTCCCTGCTAAATGACGAGACGCTGCGGTGGGAGGTGGAGGCCGTCGAAGGGGACGAGTTTGCCGGGTCGTGGCTGGATCTGTACCGGAGCTGGAGCGGGGGCGCACAAACGCTCTCCGGGTCGCCCGTGGTCATTCCGGCCCCGTCGCTCGAAGGCGTGGCGATGCTGGGCACGGCAAACGCCTTCACGAACTATCAGGACATCACGCGCCCGGCCGACTGGACGGCGATCCGCACCTTTGTCGAGGGGGACACCGAACCGCGCTGGCGGATCTCGCAAGGCGGCAAGCAGGAGTGGGGCGCGGGGGCGGCGTCCACGGCCGACGTCAACCTGTACCGCAACTCCACGGGCGAGCTGAAGACCGACGACAACTTCACCGTGGCGGGCACGCTGACTGCCGGGAACAGCGCGGGGCTGGGCTGGTATGACATCCGCGCGTATGGGGCCAGCCCCGCTGCATCCGCCGCGACAAATGTGGCGAGCATCCAGGCCGCCATTGCGGCGGCTCACGCGGCGGGGGGACCGGGCGGAGTGGTCTACATCCCTCCGGGGGTCTATGCGATCACGGGCGATGGCACCGAGATTTTCACGATGGGGCTGGTCACGGGCTATCCCTGCTCGATTGTGGGGGCCGGGCGCAGTTCGATTCTTGCCCCCGACGCCGCCACGCTCGCCACGACGAACATCATCAAGCTGGTGGGCACCGGCTACACCAGCAGCCAACCGTATCGGCTGGCCGACTTTGCCATCGTGCCGACGGGCGCCAACCAGGGGCAGCACGGGATCTACATCGTGCCCGGGGAGCACTCGATCTCTGGCGTGGTGATCGAGCGGATCTTCATCACGACCAACATCGGCGGGCGCGCGATCTATGTGGACTATCCCGACGGCACAAACGGATTTTTCAACTCCATTATCCGTGACAACCAGCTCGGCAACGGGATCTATCTCAACCGGGGTGGGGACAACCTCACCATTGAGCGGAACATCATCGCGGGAGCCAATGTCGGGATCGAGGGGATGCTGGTTGACGGGTCGCGGCTGCTGCGAATCCTCCACAACACGATCACGAACAGCGCGGGGGCGATTGCGATCACGGGCGCGGCGTATCAGCTGGAGATTCGCCTGAACAACATTGAGCCGATTGTGCCCGTCACCGGGCATAACGGTGCCGTGATTGACCTCGCGGGCGGATCGACCGACACCATCATCAATCCGCACATTCTGCAGAACTCCATCGCGGCGATCACGAATGACGTGGATAATCTGCGCCTGGACCGCGTGAGCTATGCGGTCATCGAGGGGAACTTCATCCCGCGGTCTGGTCCCGACAGCAATCAGATTGTCGTGTCCTCTAATGCCGTGGATACGTATATCGGTCCAAACTACTACACCCCCAGCACCGACGCCGATAGCGTGGTGCTCGTCGATAGCGGCACGCGCACCTGTTTCGTGCGCGTCCCCTCGGGCCTGGCTGCCCTTCAGGCGCCGGGCTTCTGTGTCTCGCACAGTACGGCTATCGTGCCCCGGTGGCACGTCACCAGCAGCGGGATACAGAACTGGAGCAACGGATCAACCAGCGCCGACGTGACCCTGTATCGGTCGGCGGCCGACACACTCAAGACCGAAGACACGCTGGTGATCAGCCGCGTGGTCGCTAGCGACCCCGCGTGGTCTGTGATCGGAGCCACTGATGCGGTGCCGCGGCTGTATGTCTCAGCCCTGGGGACGCACTATTGGGGAGAAGGGGCGTCGGGACAGGATACCAACCTCTATCGATCCGCGGCCAATACGCTCAGGACGGATGATGCGCTGATTGTGGCCGACAAACTCACCGTCGGCACGACCAGTGAGAACTACAAGAAGTTCTCGGTGGGCGGGGATCACGTCTCCGGTGGCGGCAGCAATACCGCCTACAGCAATCACTTCTATGGCAGCCTGACCGGCGCGGCCGGGGACGTCTCGCAGATGCTGGGGACGGTCTTGGGCAACACCATGATCACCCAGACCGAGAACTCGACCCTTGCGCTCGCGGCCCAGCTCTACGTGACGGAACCGGGGATCACGAAGAATGTGGATGCGATCAGTGTGGCAGCCAGCGTCTACATCAACGGGGCGCCGACCGAAGCCGTCTTGAATTACGCGCTGCTCGTGGCGTCAGGCCTGACCTATCTGGGCGGGTCCGTGCAACTCGGCGCGTATACCTCGTCGGGGCGGGATCTGCTGGGCGACGTCGCGGCGGGCACGGTCGTGTTCAACAGCGAAACCAAGAAGCTCAACATCTACAACGGGGACACCTGGGAACAACTGGCCACCTCGGGGGCAACATAGTGGGCGTGTGTCTGCATCTCCTGCTGGCGACGTTCTGCGTGCTGTGTACGAGCGTGGCGGTGGTCGCGGCGATCCTCGCGGTGGCGTGTTGGTGGGACGGGAGGGATCGGACGTGACGGGACGGCAGAAGTTCTATCTGTGTACGGGAGTCTATGTCGCGGTCTGCGCGCTGGCGCTGGCGGCGTTACTCATAACGGTGTAGCCAATGGGAAGAGACGACATGACGGATCAGATGCGCGCTGAAGAACTGCAACACATTGCCGCCACGGTAGCCGCCCAGGTCGCGCATGTCGCTGCAGAAGCGGCGGCCCAAGTGGCGGCGACGGCCGCGCAGGCGGCGCGGGTGTTGGCCGAAACCACCAAGGTGGATCTGGGCTACATCAAGCAGGATCTCGAAGAAATCAAGTGCCGCCTGGATTCCAAGTTTGTGAGCGTGGAAGCGTTCGAGCCCGTTCGCCGGATTGTCTACGGGATGATCGGGCTGATCCTGGTGGGCGTGGTCGGCGGGTTGCTGGCGCTGGTCCTGAAAACATGAGGCGGTGAGGCATGGCAGATTTAGTCTCGGTGAGTGCGGCGATTGATAGTACGGACCTGCGTCGGCGATTTGAGGCGGCGACGTTTCTGGCGGCCATTGTGATTCGCAACGAATCGTCCACGGTGGCCAATCATGCGGAGCGCGCGAGTTGGGCCGGGCGCGTCGTCAGCAACGAGCGCGTGTGGAAGGCGTCGGCGTGGCAGACCGAGTTGATCGGGCTGGGCTACTCGACAGCGTTTAACACCAACGGCACGGGCATTGACGATCCGATGGTGTCGGCCATTGTGACGGCCGTGTTGGCGGCACCGGCGATGCTGCGCGACATTGCCGCCTCGGTCTAGGGGGACAGCATGAGTCTGGTGAAATGGTCCACGGCCGGGGCACTCTCCACGGCCATCACACAGGGCGCGACCGGGACCAGCGGCAGCGTGGACGGGCTGGGCGCGACCGAGGCCGTGTTCGGCGACAGCATTCACAATGAGTCCACCGATGGGCGCTGCCAGTACGCGCAGTGGTTCCTGTCGTGCGGGCTGTCGGCGGCCTCGTCGGCCGCGCCGTATGCGCGTCTGTGGCTGCTGAAGTCCATTGACGGCACGACGAGCAACTACGAATCGGGGAGCACGGGGGGCTTGCCGCAGCGCGCGGCGGACGTGATCTTCCCGCTGCTGCTCACGAGCGGGCAGCAAGCCTGCGCCGTGGGGCCGACGCTGTTTCCGCCAGGCATCGTGAAACCGTTGCTGCAGAATCAGGGCGGCTACGCCTTCTCCAGTAGCGGCGCGGCCGAAGAACTGTTTACCCTCCATCAACGCGCCAAGGTCTAGCGGCGCTCGGTGACGGATCGGGCACGGCCGATCTCTGTGCCGGAGGTGTGTCTGTGGATCGAGAACTGCTGCGGCGGCAACTGGTCAAGCACGAAGGGCTGCGGTTGCGCGTGTACACGGACACGGCGGGCAAGTTGACCATTGGCATCGGGCACAACCTGACCGACCGGGGCATCTCCTTAGCCATCGCCAACGCGCTGTACAACGAAGACGTGCAGACGCACTGGACAGAACTGCTCGGCGCCTATCCGCTGGTGGCCGACTTGGATGATGTGCGCCAGCGCGTGTTGATCAACATGGCGTTCAACCTGGGCCTCTCCGCGCTGAAGCAGTTTCGGCAGATGTGGGCGGCGATTCGGGCGCGGGACTGGCCGCGGGCCGCGACGGCCATGCTCAACAGCCGCTGGTCCGAACAGGTGGGCACGCGGGCGACGGAACTGGCCGAAATGATGCGAACCGGCGAAGATCCGGCCTGACGTGGCACACGACGTGCATACCGGGCGGCATATGCACCAACACACCCTCGCGGGCTCCGGCTGCGTGCCAGACATCGGCTGGTGGGACGGTGACTGGTGGGTCGCTTGGGGCGCACTCGAAGGCCGACTGTGGCTGCTGATGTGTCACCCGGACGGCAGTCCAACCGGCCAGCTGCGCGTCGTGGCGGAGGGGTCGAATACGCGGCTAGCCTTCCCGCGCCTGTGCGGGCCGTGGCTGGCGTACCGCGCTGACAACGGCTTCGCGCACCTGCTGAATCTCGACACGGACCAGACCGAGACCGTCGGCCTCACGGCGGGCAATGACCCGGTGTGCCTGAGCGCCGACCGCTTGGCGTGGCAGGACGGGACGTGGCGGATCTGGACGCGCAGCCTCACCGACCCGGCGCCGCTGCGCTCGCGCACGGGTGCCCCGACCGGCCTCTCGCACTTCGATACCCAGGGCTACCCGGTGCTCGTGGATGAGTGCCGCTACGTCTACCGCGCGGGCGATGGCTGTCTGTTTGCCTCCGGCACACTGACTGCAGGCGTCGTGGGCACGCGGCCGTGCCTCGCCGGGCGCTACCGTAGCCATGTCCAAGCCTACGATGGGCAGTCAGGGCTGATCACGGCTTGTGAAGGGGACGACGCGGGCGGCATGGGCGCGCTCGTGCAGGACCAGTGGGCGCGCGAGATCCGGCTGTGGCCGGGTGAGGTGTGCAATACCCCGCGCTGTGCGCTGAGCGACGATGGGCGGCTTCTCGGGGTCGTGACCTGGGGCGATGCGGGGATTCGGCTGGCCGTGCTGAATCTGGCCACAGACCTCCAGCCCTACGTGGCCCCGACCGTCCCGCCGCCGGCCGTGCCGATCATTCACCGTGTCTCGGTGCAGCCGCAGACCGGTGAGGCTCCGCTGACCGTGACCGCCGCGGTGCAGATCGACCAGGCATGGACGTGGCGCTGGTTGCTGAATGGCGTCATCCACCCGCCGCACGACGGGAGCCTGCATGTGTTCACGGATCTGCCCGCGGGCACGCACGCGATCCAGGTCCGCGCGCAAGGGACTGCGGCGACGCCAGTCACGTCTGACCCGGTGACGGTGCAGGTCACAGCCCCGCCGCCCGCGCCCGATCCGATCCCGCCGCCCGCGCCGAGCTACCCGGAGGGTCGGCACGGCGTGCAGACGGGCTTCGGGGAAGTCCGCGGCGCGCAGCTCTGCGCGGACGTGCGGGCGCGCGGCTGGGAACTCGCCCGGATCGAAGCGGCGCACACCAGCGACCCACTGATCACCGCCGCGTGCGTGGAGGAAGTGCTCGTCGCCGGCCTACGTCCGCTCACCATCTGCCGCACCGAACTGGATCTATGGAGCGTGCCGATGTGGACGGACGTGGAGTGGCAGAACGAACCGGACCTCGGCTGCTGGCCCGGCACGCGGTGGAGTCCGACGCAGTATGCCGTCTCCTTGCGCGAGGTGGTCAGGATTTGCGACCAGCAGCATCTGCGGCTGTGGGTTGGCAGCCTGAGTAACTTGAGCGTGTCCGCGCTGACGTGGCTCGAAGCCGTGATGTCCGCCGTCCCTGAGCACATCGGGATCAGCGTGCATCGGTATCCGCACAAGAACCTGACATTCGGCGCGGCCAATCCGGGGTTTGCCAGCCGTGAGGCGGAAGTCGAAGCGCTACAGACGCTGATCGATGGCCGGCCATTCCTGGTGTCCGAGTATGGCTACCACCAGTCCGGCTACCGCAGTTGTTTCCGCAAGGTGCCGCCGCTGACCAACCAAGAGATTGCCGACCGCATGGCCCAGGAAACGGCCTTCTGGCGGGAGGCGGGCGCCGAGGCGCTGGTGTGGTATCAGGTGGGCGAGGATGGCGATCTGAAGTACGGGCTCCAGACGGCAGACGGCCAGTGGAAAGAGCCGCAATCGCGCGTAGCACACTAATCGTCAGCAGCGTGCTGCTGCTGGCCTGTCACGGAGGGAGGATGGCTGAGCCGCTCCACACCGCAATCCCGCGCGGCCAACCCGCGGGCCCGACCTGCTGGACCGAGCCGCAGTTGCAGCAACACGGCGCAGCGGTGCGCGCCGTGTTCCTCGAAGAGCTCAACCGTGAACCGGACCCCGAGGGCTTGCTGGCCTACGTCTGGCGCATGGGGTGCTATCACGAGACCAAAGAGCAGATCCGGGCCTCGGTGCAGGCCTCGCCGGAGTATGCCGCGCTGCACCCCTCCGTGCCGCCCAGCCCGCCCGTCACGCAGCGGGGACAGTTGCGGATCGTCACTGGCGGGTTTGCCGACGATACTGGCCCGACACTGCCCGTGTTCTGCCATGCCGGGGATCTGTTCGCGGCCTATGTCCGCACGCCCGATCCCGTCCTCGCCCAACTGGATGCCATCGCGGCGGCGGGCTACCGGGGCATCCGGTTCTGGACCGTGTTGGGAGGCGACTACTGGACGAGCAAAGGGCGGGACATCAGCGCGGACACCACGCCGGACTATTGGGCGCACCTCCGCACGTTCCTCGAGGCGCTGCACGCACGCGGTTTGCAGAACATCATCAGCCAAGGCGACGTCGGGCAGATCCGGGACCGGCAAGGCTTCATGTGCCAAC